CCCGTGATGGCCAGGTCGGTTGGCCCCGGCAGCCGCACGACCGGGTCAATGTCGAGACTGGCAATGACGGCCGCGCTGCTGCCGGAGCCGGAAGCCTCGGAGGGCAGGAAGCACACCAGCGGGGAGACGTAGTGAATACGCAGCCCTCGGCGGGTGATGGCGTTAAAAGCGTCGAGCTCTCGCATTAGAATGCTTCCTGAAGACTGAACACGGGCGGAATCACGGCTTCGAGCGCGCGAGACGCCTTGCGGGTGGCAATGCAGTGCGCGATTTTGTCCGCATCCGCCTGGGAGATGACGCTCTCGGCGTGGCCGGTGGCGATTTCGGAAAACTCCCCGACGGAGACGCTGACGGTCTGGACCGACCGGAAAATCGGCTGGTCCTCCGCCAGCAATTCGACAAGCGTGCTGAACACGTCGCCCGCCTGGTCGGCGCCGTCGTATCGCGCGGCGCGAAGGTCCGTCTCGCTCTCCTCGCACTCGCCGCCGAGCCGCTCGCCGCTCTGGGGGTGCGTGTAAACGCGAATCCCGCGGACCGCGCCTGGGCCGGAGACCACAATCAGGAGCTGAAATGACTCGTCGATGAAGTCCGCAAAGTCCGACTCCACTTCGCACGACGGAAAAGTCTCGTTCTGGGCGAGCTCCTTGGCGTCCTGAGTCCGGAGCCGGCGCACCTGCTTCTTGAAGCCGTAGAGCAGCTCCTCGCTCGTGATGACCTCGTCCGCGCGGACGGACCCGCGGGTCGCCTCGATGCGCTTGGTCAGGATGCGCTTGTATTTCCCGCGGCTCGTGCCGGCCCAGAAGACCGCGACGTCCACCGTCCCGGCCAGCTCCGACAGGTAGATGTCGGAGAACCGAATTTGCTTGAGACCGAGCGGGTCCTGGATGAAGTATCCGCGGGTCTCCAAATACCAGGTGATGGGGCAGTATTCGTCCAGCCGGTCCGGCGTGAACGACTCCCAGAGCCGGTTGACGCCGTCCTCGTCCTTCGAGAAGTAGAGCACCAGGTTCGTGTCGTTCACCGACGCGGTCAGCCACTCGATGGGCCGGGTCCCTGTCCACACGCTGTTCCAGGCCGGCGGCGCCTGCTCCTTGAGCGTCTGATACGCCGCGGTGTCCATGACCCAGGTATCCCGGTTATAGATGTCGGAGCTGGGAACGCTGACGAGGAGGTAATTCTCGACAGACGCGGCGCAGATGCCCGAGACGTCCTCGGAGAGCCGGGACTTGCTGTCCGCCATCTCGCCGTCGCGATACGCGAAGGCCGACGTCTGTGCCGTTTGAACGGCGGCATCGAACGACGTCATGCCGAACGAGCTCCACCACCAGAGCAGCCCGTAGTGGGCCACAACGGAGCGGTTTGCGATGCAGCCGATGTTCGGGAGAATCGTCTTCTGGAAGTCCGGGGTCGTCAGCCACTGCGAGCGGTCCCGGATGGACGCCTCAATCTGCGAGGTAGTCGTCTCCGTATAAACCAGGAGCTGCGGGAACAGGAGGCTCGGCGTCCGGGCGAGGGCCGTGACGGTGCCGCTGAAAATGAACGCCTCGACGGTCGCGACATACTGCGGCTCGCGGAAGCTAAGAGGGTTCGCGATGTCCGACGCGAACACCTTGTTGTCGCGCGCGACCCACAACCGGTCGCCGACCCACTCCATCGGGCCGCCCAGGGGAATCTCGCCGGAGCCGCGCTTGTGCTCGGCCTCGGTGCCGTTGAATACTGCCGGCGCAGTAAATCCGCCGTCCTGGATGACCAGGAGATTCACCGGGTCGATGAGGCTCAAGCTGCCGTCCTCGTTGAACTGAAGGGACTGCTCAACCTGCTGGAAAAACAACTGCCGGGCGTGCGGCGAGAACCCGACGTTCGGGATGGGCGCGTATTCGAGATACGGATACTCCGACAGGTAGAGAACTCCGTCCACCCCGAAAACGATGACCGGGAGCCCCGCCTTCGGGAAGAAGAACGCGCCGCCCTGGAGGTTTCCGTCGGGGGCCGCGAACTTACAGCGATACCCCGGCCGGCACTGCACGACGCCGCCGCGGTTCACCGTGTTCATCGACCGGGCATACTTCCCCTGGGGGAGTTGCGCCGGGTCTGGCGTGCTGTCCACCCCAGGCAGGAACGACAAGTCCCCGTCGATGGAGACGAACGTCGGAATGTTGGGGTTTGGGCCGCTCATTAGTTCACGAAGTCACACCGGTCGGAAATGGAGTTCAGGTCGATGACCTGAATCGGGTTCCCGGCCGGGCCGGTGAGAGAGTGCTCCTTCTCGGTGAGGAGCCGCGTGGCGTTGGCCTCGAACGCGTTCCCGTTCGCGAGGTCGCCGTCGTCGTAGAATTTGAACGCGCGCATTGCGAGCAGAAACGCAGGGCGCGAATGGAGGAGAATACGGTCGTGGACAGAGCGGACTTCATAGCTCTTCTTCCGGTAGCCGATTCGGACCCAGGGGCCGCACGGGTAAATCTTCATCCGCCGATAGAGCGGCTTCGTCTCGTCGGGCTCGTAAATCCCGATGAGCGTGCCCGTCGTGGACGAGCTGTCGAAGCTGGACAGCCGCACGTTCGCGACGGTGACCTCTTTGACAATCGCCGTGATGCGGGAGATGGTCGGCGCCTGGTCGTCCGGGACCGAGTAGCCGTAAATCGTCGGGACCAGATACCCGTCGCGCCACACGCCGCCGACGTTAGTCCGGAGCGGGCGGTTCTGGTCGTCGAACCCGTAAACCCAGAGCTGCTTGCCGGCGTCGTCTGGGTTGTCCAGGAACGCGACGAGCTTCGACGGGCAGATGAGGTCCTTGTAGGTCGGCCAGTTGCCGCCGTCCGTCCATGTCCAGGTGCAGGCCCGGCCGAACCCGGTGACCCCGCGAGCCCCAACGCCGCAGCTCCCGGGACCGTTCAGATGGAACTCGAAAAGCTGGTCGCGGCCCAGCGCGGGACGGCCGCAGATGTTGACACTCAACACCGTCTCGACCTCGCGCGGGAGCGTGACGCACTGCCCGCTGACGCACAGGTCCACGAACCCGACCAGCGGGTCGATTTCGCCCTTGTTGGCGAGCAGCTCGATGGAGTCCGTGATTTGACGGAACAGCTTCGGCTCGCGGCAGTGACCAAAAATCTTCTTGGCCTCCTCCCAGATTTCATCGACAATAATCATCTTCTCTTCCTTCCGGGGTTACGGCAGAGCCGTCCAGCGCGGCTTCAGATAGTCGTCGTATAGCAGGTCCACGTCGGCGTCTGACAGCACCGAGGTCCAAATCATAATCTCGGCGAGGTCGAGCTGGCCGCCCAGGGACGCCGAGCCGATTTCCACAACGTCAAAATTCGCGGCGGAGTAAACGAACGACCCTCGGTCGGTTTTATTCTCACGAAAACTAACCGTCGTGCCCGAACGCCGGAACGCGATGGCGTTGACCGCCGCCGGAGACCCCCAGGCGTTGGCCGCCTGCCCGACGCCGGTGCCGTCGTAGAATAGCCGGGTGTCGTTCCCGAGAAACGAAATCCGAAGCTGGTCTCCGGACCCGAAGGAGTCCTGGAGCAGCATCGACGTTGTCCCAGTCTGTCGCATGACCGCGATGACGGTGAAGTCAGTGAGGGTCCCAGGAGCGAAAAGTTGGTGGCCCGGCCCGAACGCCAGATACTGCCGGCCGCCGAATGTCGCGATGTTGCGATAAGTGACCCCGATGACCGACCCGGCGTCGTCGCCGGACCCGGTCTCGTCGAACCATTCATTGGTGCCGTTTACACCCACCATCACGCCGTCGGCCTCGTTGAAATAGTCCGCTTTATACCAGCGGTGCAGCCCCGGGAAATCATCGGGGCCAATTCCGCCAGACAGCGCGGCGAGGAACGCCTGGTCTCGAAGGGTGAGCATTACGCGGGGATGCCAGCGGCAACGATTACGTCTGCGTCGGTGTTCCCGAGCGCCGTCGCGGACAAAACGCAGACGGTGCCGGCGGGAACCGTGAAGGTCAGCAACGCCGAGTCAATCGCGTCGCCGACCGGATTCCAGGTCGCCGGGAGCGTGACCACCCGGTCGCTTCCGTCCCCGGTGATGACGATGACCTTCTCCTTGACGTCGGGGGCCGTCGGAAGGTTCGTCGTGGTGAACGTGATGGCGCCGGCCAGGGTGATGGTAT